TCCAGTTTATTTTCCAAGAAGACCTGGATGCGAAGATCCTTCTTCACCACGAGCCCATGGAATTCCAAAAGACAAAGATGGAAATTATCTAAACGGTTTTCTTCCGTTTGGTGGTTTTCCAGGCACAAATAAACCCCAACAAAATTAAAATGATTGATAAAAAATTAAAAAACTTTATCCGCAATCAATCTTTAAAAGATTATCCAAATGAAGCTTGTGGATTTATAGTAGAAAATAATAAGAATTTTGAATGTATTCCATGCGAAAATATTTCAGATAATCCTAAAGAGCATTTTAAAATTTCTTCTAAAAGATTTTTAGAAATTAAAAAAAATTATAATATATTTTATATTTATCATAGTCATACGAACGATAATGAAAATTTTAGTGAAACAGATACAAATTGCTCTGATAATCTCAACTTACCAATTATATTATATAGTATAAAAAATGATATTATTAAAGTATATGAACCAGTTAATACTAAAAAAGAATATATCGGAAGATTTTATGAACATGGAAAGTATGACTGTTTTAAATTGATAGAAGAATTTTATAAAAAAGAAAAATCTATAGAACTTAAATATAATCAAGAATTTTATTCAAAATCATTGCAACAAATGGATATTAAAAGTGAAGTTTATAAATTATATACAAATAATAATTTTGAACTTATAGATCATAAAAACCCTTTGGAATTGCATGATATACTACTAATCGATGCTTTTGGAGAAAATAAACCAAAACATTTCGCCCTTTATCTTGGAAATGACAAGATATTACATCAACCGATGTTTGGTTTCTCAAAAATTGAAAATTATTGTAATTTTTATAAAAGGCATACAGATTCAATATTTAGGTTTAAAAAATGATAACAGTAAACTTACATGGTAAATTAGGTCAAGATTTAGGTGAAACATGGGAATTAGATGTTTCATCAGTTTCAGAAGCTTTACACGCTATAGATATAAATACTAAAAAATTAAGACAATGGCTTATAACTTATAAGGACGAATATGAATATGAAATTTTAGTTGATCAAAATAATCTTTTCAATGAAACTCCAGATTATAAAAATATAGATGAATTAAAAAACTCTGAATTTTGCTTAAATATTAAAGATAAAATAAAAACAATAGATATTGTTCCATCTATTATAGGCTCTGGTGGATTTGGTAAAATTGCTCTAGGAGTAGGTGCTATGATTGGAGCTGTAGCATTAGCAGTATTTACTCCATTTCTTTTACCAGCAGTATCTTTAGGTTTTGCTGGATTAGGTTTAATTGCAGCTGGAACAAGCGAACTACTTTCTAAACCACCGCCAAGTGTTCCATTTACCGCTCAACAAACTAATCCAATAGATGGTCAAGGGCAAGCTGGTGGAGCTGTATCTTATCTTTTTAATGGTCCAGTTAATACAGTAGGAGAAGGTGGGCCAGTTCCAGTGGGCTATGGACAACTTCTAGTTGGTGGGAATAATGTATTCAGCAATTATGATATTATATATAGAGCTTATACTTCTGATTTTTCAGATGCTACCCTACAAGTAGAGAATCAAGGAGATAGTCAATATTTATTTAACAGTAAATGTCAATTTCAAGAACAAACTCCATTGAGTTCATTACCATTTTAATTTATGGGAAATGCAAATAAATATGCAGACGGTTTGAGTTATCTTTTATTTCCTGGAAATCATGGTCTTGGTACATGCGGATATAATTTTCCAGAAAGCACAGCTCAAGATGATGGTGGTGGGGCTGGAGGAAATTTATCTTTAAGTTTTAGTGGCTCTAGAATACCTTTTAATACTGACCCTCTTGCTCCTCAACAAGCATTAAGAGGTCCAAGTGGTTATTTTGGTAGGTATACAGTTATGGCAACAATAACTGGTGGACCAATTCAAGATTGGCTAGGTGGTCCAGTTTTTCGGCCTATTTATTATAATGCTCCAAATTTAAGAACTATTTATGGAGTTCATACGAATATTAATGTAGAAGACGGAACTCAACGACAAGATAATGGAACATTTATAACTGAAAGATTTAAAAATGGCAGAGCTTTCAACTCTATTTCTCAAGTAAATATATTAGATCTAATTTCTGAAGGACCAATAGAAGGATTTATTTCTGGTATTTATGTTTACAATGCAAGCGGTAAAACTACTGGAGATATAGGTTATAATAGTGCAATTTTTCAACCATTTGAACAAACTTATAGTAATCCAGAAACAAGATCTATCTTTTGGGATGATGTACCAGTAACAGATTTAGCAGGATTTTATAATTTCCAATACGCAAATTATAGATTTACTTATGGAGAAAAAACTAACGATCATACTATATACAATCCATATATCAATCTATATGAAGAAAGAAGAGATTATGGGGCACGAAAAGTAGATATAAATAAATATCCAATTCAAACATCTGTTACAAAAAGTTATGGTGATACTTTATATGGTTTTTACTTGATAAGTGGAAACAATCAAGTACTAACTCCTAAAACGTATTATATATATAATACAGATATTTCAGCTTTAAAAATAAATGTAAAAATTAATAGTCTATACGAACAAATATTAACTGGAATAAATGCAGGAGATGTAGAAAAACAACTTTTAACATTAAGATTTATAATTTATAGAATTTTATCAAATGGAGAATTAGTTCTTTTAGATACATCTAAATATTATCCATTTATTAGCGATTATTATTCCAGAGATGATATTGCAATTCAAGGAAAAATATCTAATAGTCCAACAATGATAACTTATGAATTTACTCTAAAACCTTATTCTGAAAATTCTCCTTGGTATGATCTTTTTCCTAATCAAATTGGATGGGCAATGGACATCGTTAAAATGACAAGAGAAGGCGCTGGAGGAGGCTTATCAAATTCAACATCTATAGATAGTATAACAGAAGTTTATAGTGATAGATTCGTTTATCCAGACACAGCTATGGTTTTATCAAAATTTGATGCAAGATACTTTAATAATATTCCAACTAGAACATACGAAGTTAAATTATTAAAAGTTAAAATTCCAGTAAACTATGATCCAATATTAAGAACATATAGTGGACCTTGGAATGGAAAATTTAAAGTAGCATGGACAGATAATCCAGCTTGGTGTTTTTATGATTTAATAACTAACAATAGATTTGGATTAGGAAAATTCATTGATGCAGGTTTAACAGATAAATGGACTTTATATGAAATCGCTCAATATTGCGATCAATTTGTATCGGATGGAGTTGGAGGATTAGAACCAAGATTTAGATGCAACCTTTACATGGCAAATAAAGAAGAAGCCTATAAAGTTTTAAATGATATGGCTAGTGTATTTAGAGCTATAGTTTATTATTCCGCTGGACAAATTACATTATCTCAAGACTCTTTAAAGGAACCAATTTATTTATTTAACAATAGTAATGTTATTGAGGGTTCATTTAATTATTCTGATGCTTCTAAAAAATCAAGAAAAACAGTTGCTTCTGTAAGATATAATGATCAAAATGATAACTACAAGCCAGCCATAGAATATATCGAAGATAAAACTTCTATATTAAAATATGGAATACGAGAAACAGAAATTGTCGCCTTCGGGTGCACAAGTCAAAATCAAGCCAGAAGAGTAGGAAAATGGCTTTTAACAACTCAAAATACTGAAACCGAATTAGTTGACTTTCAAGTTGGTTTAGAAGGTAATTATGTAAAACCTGGAGATGTTATACTTATATATGATCAATATAGAAAGAATCAATCCTACGCTGGAAGAACGATGGAATTAACTACTGGATACGCTATATTAGATACTCCTTATAATTTTACTAATACATATGCAATCACTGGTGCTAACGCAAATAATTCATTTATATTTAATGTATTAACTCCAACTTACAATTTAAATTTTGGAACACAACTTGGTGATCTTTATGCTACTGGTTTTTCTGATATTACATCTTCTGGAGTTACAGGATTAAATAGTTCGTTCTTAAGAAGAAGCCAATTACAATCAATTACAATAAACAATCCACAAAACTATTTAACAAGTGGCTCTGGAATATACTCTAATAATATAAGAATTAATTTTCCAAATCGCTTGACAGTTAGTGGTTACAGTTTTCCACAAAATACAGTATGGAGTATAGATATAAATACCTCTGGATACGCAACTCAAGGAATTAATACTAGGTCTCAAATAAATAATCCAACTAACACTTTATATCCAGGATACTATTTAGAATCATATCTGAATAAGCCTAAAAAATATAGAATTCTAAATATATCAGAAAAAGAACCATCACTATTTAATATTAATGCTCTTGAGTATAATGATCAAAAATATGCAAATATAGATAATGTAGCAACACTTGTTAATGTGCCTGTTCGACCAGCTTTACCAGTTGCTCCTACTTTATTCTTGAGCGGTATATTTAGAAATTCTTCTGATTCTTATTGTGCAACTAGTCCTTGTAATGGAACAATTTATACAACTAATCAAGGTGGAATTAATAGCATCATGTATAATATACAACCTCCAGCAGATAATTCTGCAAATAGTCTATATTATGTTTACGTTAAACCATTTAGTAATTTTACTAGCACCACTCAAACTCCAGAAGTATATTTGAACGATGTAATATCTCCAAACAATTTAAAAACAGGAATGAGTCCAACAAATTGGTTATTGGGCACAATACCTCCATTCTTAACGCCAACTGGTGCAGGTAATTATTTTTTCAGAATATTCGCTGAAAATTCTTTTGGAGAAAGAAGTACGCCCGCTACTGGAGCATACAACTTAACTGCTCAAGCTTCTGTGTTTAGCGTAATAGCAAGTGGACGCAATATATATTAATTATGAAAGTTAAAAATTTAAATTTAACACTAGAATGGTTAACATTAAGAAATATACCTGATTTTCTAGAAGTAGATCAAGAATTTCCATCCTATAATATTAAAGTAAAGAACGAAAATGATTATCTAATAGATCAATATTTAAATTTAAAAGATTACGAAATAATTGTTAATTATGGTTGGGATAATTCGGTAGATCAAAGATGGACAATGAAAACTAAATTTAAAGTCGATCTTTTAAAAAATCAAGCAAAAAATATATTTAAATATAATTTTGAAAACAATTATTCTAAATACAAAAAATTGAATAACAAATTAGGTTATTTTAAAAAAATAAAATTTGAAGTAGATTACAATAACGATGGCAAAGGCGATTTTGAACAAGAAGCGGAATATGCTGAAATTGAAAATTTAGACAAAAATGTTTTATTTAATAAAATTTACCGCAGTAGTGATTATCTTACTGTGAAATTACTTATAAATAAAGAATACTTTAAACAGCAAGAAGTCTATTCATTGCTTGTATTGAGTGAAGTTTCTAATAAATTAGTTAAAAACAAAAAGTTAACAAATCTATTTACTAAAAAAGTTGAAGAAAAATGGCTTGACGTAAATGATTCAACAGCACTACTAACAATACCTTTTATTGAAAGTGACATTGTTGAGATATCTGAAAATTTAAACATTAAAGTTATTCCTCTTAATTATCTTCAATCCGAATTGTATAACTTTTTAAAATCAAGAGAATCTCAAGAAGATATTAATAATCTATATGAGGAATACTTCCCTAATCAAACGTTTAATATTGGCAAAATATACAAGCAATCTGTAAATAATGAAACCGTAGTCTTTTATCAAAACTATTTATATCTATTCAATAATCAAAGTTTAACTTCAAATAGTTTAACCTCAGATTTATCAATTAATGATATGGTATTTAATAGTTATTTTCCGCTTTTAAATAAAAATCAAGATAACAAAACTATATGCTTATCTAATGATTTAAATACAGATGATGTGCTTGATAATACTTATAACCTACAAAAAGGATATTTAGGTTTTTATGGTAAAGACTTAGCTTCTTATGAAGATGTGGCTATTGATCTAGATTACCTTCAAAACCAAGGGGTACTTCAAGCCAAAATCATTGAAATCGAAGAAAATGGCGATACTTGTAATATTTATATTGAATATATAACCACTTTTTATAACAATGAGAAGTTCTATATAGAAACTAGTAATAATCTGAAATATAGTGAAAAATATAAGACAAATATTGATAACAAGGATTATATCACATTATTATTCAAATATTCATATGACTTACAAAATTTAAATGAATTCTTAAATGAAAATTCTTCTGTTAATAAATCACAAATTATATCAGATAAAGACTTAATTAATTTCTCTGCAAAATTAATACTATAAATTAGTTTTGTTTTTTGTAAACTGCTGAACTTAGTAGGCCGCCAGGTCTTTGCTGTTCGGTAATTACTCTGATTACTTGAGCTTTTACTCTTTCTGCCAAATCTTTCGTTCTTTGAGCTTCTGCTCTTTTTTCATCATTAACATTACTTACATTTTCATTTGTATTTTGATTTGGAGCAGCTTCTTGATTTAAGTTAACAACAACGCTGACATTGTTTGTTGGAGAATAGCTGCTAGAACCTGCTCCATCAATACTACCAACTTGTCCACCGTCTGCAAATTTTTTAGCTCTTCCAGAATTAAGATCATCAAAGAATTTTTTGCCATACATATTAACTGCTTCTTTTCTCATTACGAACTCACCGCCCATAAGCATTGCGGGAATATCATCTTTGCCACTTGAACCACCATTTGCAAAACCTTTAATATATCCACCATTTGCTCTTGGCGTTGGAGTGCTATAACGAAGTGGCGCAGTATTAGCATAACTTTTTCTTGCCGCAGCTCCACCTCCCAAAGTTGCTGATGCTCCATATGTTGATG